ATATGGGAACCAAGCGTGTACCCTCCCAAATAAGCGACCGATCCAGCTTCGGTCACTTGGCCCGTTGCAACGGGCGTCAACGCCGCGCCGTTCCACGTGTAGTAAACGCCGCCCGCAATGATGGTTGCGACACCCGTGTTTTTATCAATGCCCGTGAGGTCGTCAGCCGCGCCAACATCGCCCAACAGCGTCACAACGCCAGCCGCCGTGATGCTGTAGAGGTTCAAGCCGACCACGGCCAATATCAGGCCATTCCACGGGGCCAACGCGCGCATAAAGATGCCGTCCACATTGGCAAATTCGGCCATACCCGGCACGGATCGCAGCACGTATACCGGGGGAACGCGCTGCACAATCGGCTCACGGTAGCCATTCACCAAGCGCGCCGGATTGGCCGCGATGTTCGACCCATCGCGCGCCGATTGGCCTACAAATTCAACACGCATTAGCGGAACATCCGCCCCATACGCAGCAACGCGCTGGGGGCGATATTTTCGCCAATAACAAGATACGCGGTGCGAAGCTGCTGCATCCACAAAGACACATCAAACGCTTGCATTGAGAAGTCCGGCGCGATGCGGGATGCCAGTTGATAAACCGCGCCCTCGTGAAACCTTGGAACCATTGGAAACTCATCCGCAAGCAACAGGTCAAAGTGGCCGATGTCCACGCCTTCCAGCGCCCATCCGTGCATCATCATATTCAGCGCATCCAAGCCAACCTGCGCTTGATCCGCCGTCATAGACTCATCGGTTGCCACCACGCCGATCTTGCGAAAAGCGCGCTCGACTATATCGCGAACAGTTGTCATGATTGGCCCCCAAATAGCGAAAGGGGCGACCCGAAAGCCGCCCCAATCAATGCTTTACGCGGTCAAACGTGCGCCCAAGCGCGGGTCAATGACCGTCGCCTGATACAGCATGTCGAAACGCATCGTCTGCTCTAGGGTCGTGCCATTCATGAATTCAGTGCATGAAATGGTCACACGGTTGCCCGTTTTGGTGGTGGTGCGCAGCCCCTGCCCTTGCGGGATGTCCAAAGCGCGCGTCACAAGCGTAATCGCGTTCTTGTTCAGCAACAGCGATTGCTTGTAACCCGTGCCAGCGGTGCCTGTCTTGATGGTCAGGGGGGCGTTATCCGCCGGGGCATTGCTTACAGTCTGGAACGCACCCGACACGATGATCGGGGGCGAAATGGTCAGGGATGCAGCGCCCGCACCGTCTGATGCCGCGTCAGCAAGAACGGTGAACGTTTGCAGGCGTCCGGTGCTTTGCTTCGAGATAGGGTTGACCGAAAACACCGTCGGCAAAGTGAACACGTCACCAGCCTTCAGGCGGTTTGCAGCCGCAGCGGTCCAGCCATCGGTCAAAAGTGTCTGCGACCAAGTGGCTTTGGAAGCTGCGTAGGTGACAGACTGCGATGCACCTGCAACCAACGGGGTGCCGCCCAAGCCGCCAACAGTGTGCGTCGGGGCATGAACCCAAGTGTAGTTCTCGAAGTTGGCATACTTGCCGATCTTAGCTTCCGCCAGCGCGGTTTTCGCCATGTCCTGCACGTAGACGCCCTTCAGACCATCCGCCAAAGCGAGGCTGGTGTCAGTGCCATGCAGCGCCATGCGGCCCGATAAAGGCACGGCTTGATCCGTCATGACCGCGCCAACGCCGCCCAAAGCAAGGAAGGTGCTTGGCACGGTGCCGGGGGTGCCAAGGAAGTGATAAAATTTCGGATACAGCGATGCGATGTGCTGCTCGATTTCATCCTTCATCTGGATCATGGCGGGCTTCAGGATGTCTTCGCTGAAACGGTCGAACGACAAAGTGCGCTCTTTCGCGGTCAGTTTGATCGCGATGGTTGCGGTTTTGTCCAGCGTGACAGGCACGGTGCCTTGCTCGATGTCTTGGATGCCAGCCGTGATATCCAAGTTGTCGCGCTGCACGGTGTATTGCGCCGGGCGGCGAATGTTGATGGTGGAACCAACAGTTTGGAAGTCATCCGAATAATCGGCGTGAACCATCGCGCCCGCGACGAGTTCGTTTTCCAAGTGCATAAGCCCCTCGTTCAAGACAAGGGAAGTGTTCAGGATAGCGTTAGCCATGGGTTAGACCTTTCAGATCTTGCCACCCGCTGCCCGCCACGTCCGATATTCATCGGGCGACATTTTGGCGGGGTCACGGGATGCGCCGGCCGCGCCCTTGACGGGGCTGATTGGCGGCGGCGCGGTTGATTGGGTTCTCGGCTTCGGATGCGTCAGGCTGGCCTCAATTCGACCGATGGCCCGCGCAGCTTCCACCGCGCTCAATTTGGCAATGGACGCGGCTAGATCGCGGTTCTGCCCCAAGTGATATGCAACGTCCGCGCCAACGTCGGATGTCTTGATCAGGCCCACCATCGCGTCGGACAGGGTAACGTCCGACGACAAGGCAACCTGCGCAAAGTCCGCATATTTCGCTTCCGCTTCCAAACGCTGGGCGGCCCATGACGCATCAATAGCTGCCTGCTCGCGTTGGCTGATCTCTTGGGCTTCACGCTGGGCGGCTGTTGCCACCTCGCCAGCCTTTTTCGCCTCGCCTTCCGCTTGTTCGTGCCGGTCGCGCCATAAGGCTTTGGCGGCTCCGAATTCAAACGGGTCGGGATAATCATTTTCGTTTGGGGGGGCCTTGGATTGCGCAGCGCGCAACAGGGCATCCCGGCTTTCCTCCGCTGACCGGGCGCGCTCAACAGCGGCGTCACGGTCGGCCTGAAGCCGCGCACGGTGCGCCTTGTCACGTTCGCGCCGCTTGGCGGCTTCGGTCTTTTTCGTTTCCTCGGTTTCCACCTCGGCGGGCGGGGTATCATCCTGCCCTTCTTCACTGGCCTCTGCTTCGGTCACGACAATAGGGTCAGCCTCTAGGGCCAACGCGCTTTCTTCTTCCATAGCGTCCTCGCTTAAGGGGTGAATTCTTCGATCATCGGCACTTGGGGCTGTGGCTGCATAAGCGCCGCCACGGTTTCGCCCGCACGCTGCCGCACGATTTGGTCAAGATGGCCGCTGATCTGCGCCATCTCAAATTCTGCTTTCTGCGCTTCGGCCTCGGCCTTGCGGGCGTCCGCTTCGGCTTCCTTGGCCTCCGCCGCAGCCTTGCGCATGTCGATTTGTTGCGCTTCCTGCATGGCCTGTTGTTCTGCCTGCGCCTTGGCATCCGCGTCGGCCTTGGCCTGCATTTCTTCCGGCGTCAGTTCTTCCTTGTCATCCTCGGCAATGCCTGGCGGAAGGGCTTTGCGCAGGCGTTCGGCCACGCGATCCGCTTCCGGCCAGTCCTGCATTTTCGCGACCAGATCGCCCACCATCGGGGCGGATTCCGGGAACACGCGCAGGAATTCAAACATGCCGTCCCGCGCTTCTTCACGCCGCGATGAATAGCTAGTGCCGACCTGCACGCGCACGTCATACTTGCCGATCTTCATGTCATTTACGGGCTGGATGCCGTCTTGCGTGACCAAGATGTCGTTGATCGTTTCCATCTTTTCTTGGCCGTCTTCGCCAAGCACCCGCACGACGCGCTTTGTGTCGTAAATGCGGGGGATCATATCGACCAGGATGCAGCCCGTTTGCTGCACCCCTTTGACCATGTTGTCGGAGTAGATCGACGTGGCGTTCTGGCTTTCCTCTTTGCGCGCGAGAATGGCCTTGCCTGATGTTTCGTTCGACCGAGCGCCTAAGCTGGCGTCGTAAATGCCCGTTGTTTTCTTGATATCATCCGCCGACACCTGCGCTTCGGTCAGCATGGCCTCGGAAGACAGAGGCGGCTGGACACGCTGCGGGGCTGGCGCTCCGGGGTCCGCGTTGTAGACCATATACGGGCGGTTGCGGTGGCTGGCGTCGTTCCATTGCGTTTCCAAGCCAGCGATTTGCTTGGCCGTGACCATGTAAGGCGCTTTGGGCTGGTTCATCGCGATTTCAGCCTGCGTTGACCGCGCGTAGTTATACAAAATTTGCGGGTCTTTGGCGAAACGGATCACGCTGGAACGGTAGGTTTCCTCGCCCAGATGCCATTCCTCGCCCGTGACGGCAACGATGGGGATATAGCGGGACGGGAAGTCATGCGGCCCTTCCAAGACTTCAAAGCCGGATACCTTGGCCCATTTGACAATCGGCTCCTTGACGGTGCGCTGCTTTTCAAACTTGACAGTTTTGGGCAACGGCCCCCGCACGACTTGCCCGCCCGGCAGCAAGAAGACCTCATGCTCCTTGTGGTCAATCCAGAAGTATTCAGCGACGACGACGCTTTCACCTTTGCCCCAGTGTTCGAAGCGCTGCCCCTTGTGCGCGCCCGTAAAGTCGGCCACGGCGGCTTTGGGATACATTTTGGTAAACGTCGCCTTTGGCATTTCCTCCACGATGAACGCATAGCGCGCGTCCTTGCGTGTAGGGTCTTTGGCGAACGGGTCGAAGAACACCGAAAACGGGTTGTGAACGCGCTCAATCAGGATTTCCTGATCAAACGTATCGCCGTCGCAGTATTCGGTGCGAATGCGCCAAAAGCCCATAGAACAAGCCGCCGCGCTTTCGGTTGCGGCCTCATACACGCTTGACGCATCACTGCGGTATTCGATGTGGCGCACCATGCCTTCGATGATTTCGGCCACGTCCTTGGACGCTTCACTGTCCGCCGCTGCCACGCGCACGGCGGGGTTAAGCGACCGGATCTGGCCCGTAACCTGCCGCACGTTCTGTGCCATAATGTTGACGGTGAGGCACGGCCTGCCGTCAGCATCGCGCTCGTCGCGTTCATCATCCGGCCAATGGTTCCCCACCGCGAATTGCATGTCGCTGGACGCGCGCTCGTGATGCGGCAATTCAGCGCTTTGCGCCTCGTCCATCCGGTCGCGCATGATTTTTAGTAGAGCGTCGTTATCTGTCAAACGCTCATCCATCCATTACGGCGCGGCATT